AATGGCGATATAAATAGGTGCGATGCCTACCAGCGCCGCCAATAAAATATGCACCGTTGCCGGAACGCCAAAGGCCGTCAGTGCCATCCCGACACCAGCGCCTGCCAGCGTGCCCAGGCTATAAAAACCGTGCATCATCGGCAAAACCGTTTTATTCATTTCTCGCTCAACGGCGGCACCTTCAACGTTTATCGCCACTTCCGCAGAACCAAAACTTGCCCCAAAGACGCCGAGACCAACCGCGAAGAGCAGGTGCGATGTCAGCCAGAGTGCCAGACTTAGTATCATCATCCCGATCAATGCGCAGGACATCGTGACCAGGATGACATTACGCGTCCCAAAGCGTTTCACTAACCACGCCGAGCAGAGAATACCGCTCATTGAACCGATCGACAGACCAAAGAGAACACCGCCCATTTCAGCGATCGAGACAGAAAGAATGTCGCGGATAGCAGGTGTACGGGTTGCCCAGGACGCCATTAACAGGCCCGGCAAAAAGAAGAACATAAACAGCGCCCAGGTTCGGCGTTTCAATGCATTACGTGAAGAATTTAGGGTCATAGATCACGTCAAAATAAGAAGAGGGAAGACAACATTAGCAAGGTTGTGTACATTTGTACACAATTGCAGAGAGAGGAAATGACATGCGTCGCGCTAACGATCCGCAACGGCGAGAAAAAATTATCCAGGCCACGCTGGAGGCGGTGAAACTTTATGGAATACATGCTGTTACGCACCGCAAAATTGCTACCCTTGCCGGGGTACCGTTGGGGTCGATGACCTACTATTTTTCAGGAATTGATGAGTTGTTGCTGGAGGCGTTCAGCAGTTTTACTGAGATCATGTCCCGGCAATATCAGGCATTTTTTAGCGATGTTAGTGATGCTCAAGGCGCATGCCAGGCTATCACCGATATGATCTACAGCTCACAGGTGGCAACGCCGGATAATATGGAGCTGATGTACCAGCTCTACGCGCTGGCTAGTCGAAAACCGCTATTAAAAACGGTAATGCAAAACTGGATGCAACGCAGTCAGCAAACGCTCGAACAATGGTTTGAACCCGGAACCGCCCGCGCGCTTGATGCGTTTATTGAGGGGATGACGCTGCATTTTGTCACCGACCGTAAGCCGCTATCGCGCGAGGAGATTTTGAGGATGGTTGAGAGGGTTGCAGGGTAGTAGATAAATTTTAGGCAACAAAAAACCCACTTATCTAAATAGGTTAATAAAAACAATAAGTTAGATTAAAAACAATAACTTAATGTGGTGGTCAGTGGTGGTTATTACGGGGTAATGCCAACCGCTGCCGCCACTTTGTCGCCACTTGGCAGCGTTGCCAGAGGATTGAAACGGAGCGCCGTTTCAAGATGATCCGGTGCCAGATGTGCGTAACGCATAGTCATTTTTATATCGTGATGTCCGAGGATTTTTTGCAAAGCAAGGATATTTCCACCCGACATCATGAAATGCGCCGCAAACGTATGGCGCAGAACGTGTGTCAGTTGACCGCGAGGGAGCACGATAGACGTTTTTTCCATCACGGATAAAAATTGAAAATAGCAGTCTGTAAAGAAATTGAACCCATCAAGCGCCATGATCTCTTCGTAAAGCTCTTTACTGATAGGGATGCTCCTGTTTTTCTTCCCCTTCGTTCTTACAAAGGTAATTCGGTATTTGGTCACCTGTGAGCGGGTAAGATTTATTGCTTCTCGCCAGCGTGCGCCTGTGCTTAGGCATATCTTGACTACCAGTGCCAGAATTGGGTTCTGACGTTTGCAGTCAGACAGTAATTCGATAATCTGCTCATGTGTAAGCCATGCCATTTCCTTTTCTGCGATAGTGAATTTGCGCATCTTCTCTAATGGGTTTGGAAGTGTCCATTCACCCAGGCGGGAAAGTTCTCTGAAAACGCTGCTTAGATGGCTTTGCTCCAGGTTAACAGTAACTGGGCTTGCTCCTTTCTTCCATTTTTCACTGAAGTAGATTTCACCAGTAAGGCGTTTATCGCGATAGTGAGCAAACATTTTTGAGGTGAGATCAGTTGCAAGGGGATTTCCCAAGGCGTCAACCATCAACAGCAGCTTGTTGTAGACATTCTGTCCGGCAGTAAGAGATTTGCCATGTAATTTGAACCATAGCTCAACCATATCTTTCAGTGTCCGACGATCCACTGATTCGCCCAGCCAGGGCTTTGCTTCTATTTCCCCCATGGTGTATCGCTCGAAGGCCAGTGCTTCGCCTTTGGTGGCGAATTGTTTACGCACACGACGCCCATTACGTCCGGCGGGGTAACATTCGCAAAGCCATTTCCCTGTGGTGAGTTTTCGTACTGCCATAAAAAAGCCCTCATATCAGAGGGCTAAATTTAACTGTATATACAACCAGCAATCAATGTGTGATTGCTATGAAACATACATTGCTAAGCAACATGTAGTTCATCGTTGGCGGAAGTGGCTGCTTTGCGTTCCTGCTCAATAGCTAGTGACTCTCTATATTCTTTCGCCTCTGCAAACATTGTCCAGTGGGCATTGATGTTCATATCTTCAATAACCGATTTAATTTCTTTAATATTTACGTTAAAAAACTCTTTTCGTGAGTTAATTTTATTGACCTGCTTTTCGTTGAAGACTTTATGCAGATGATTTTCTAATGACGGTGCATCATCACTATAAATCATCGCATGAACATCGAACGAAAAAGGAACACTAGCATCCCCAAGTTCACGAACACGATCAAGTGGTTCAAGGCGGCGTGTCATTCCAATTTTATATACATCTTCGCCAAATGAGCCAATATTGCTAATTATATAAACATGGCCTGATCTAGTTTGTTGAGCCATAGAAATAGCTCGTTGGTTTTTAGCTTCAGCTTCTTCATATTTTAACTGTAGTTCAGCTATTTTTTGCTCTAAAGCTAAGCGTTGTTCTTCATTTGCAAGCATAAGCTCTTTCGTTGCTTTATTTATAGCTTGCTGAATAGCTTTCTCTTCTTTTTCGGCTTCTTTTATCGCTTTTTCATACTCTCTACGAGCTCTTTCCTCTTCACGAAGCTGTTCTTTAATCCTTCTTTGCTCCTCTTTTTCTTCGAGCATAATTTCATTAACTGCAACTCCCCATTTTAGCTCGTTGAGTCGTGCCTGAAGATAGATGTCACTTATTTTTGCGGATCTAAAAGCAGAGCCATTATAATTTACAAGTTGAAATGCATCTTTTATTTCTTGGGAAAGTTTTCCAAAATTGTTGTGTTTGACTTTTGATAAAATACTGTCAACTCTTCCATTGAAGGCATCCAAAACAAAGTTGATAGCAGTATTACGCCTGTTTTGCTCAACATAATCACACGAAGCTGCTTTATTAGTTTTTATTAATAATTTTGTTAACTCCCTGGCTTTTTGTAATTCCTTGCCTGCATCTGTAAACTCATAATTTTCTGCCAATTCATCAAGTACACTACGGTTAGGGATGATCCATTCATCGCCATAACCTTCAATTTTATTTTTCATTGATTTGGCAACTGCTTCATATTTTTCTGCAAACTCTTTAGCTTCATATGCTGAACCAGCAATCTCTTTTGCTCTTTCTTCTGCATCGGAAATAATTTTTACTGCGTTGTCATTAGCATTTGAGATCAGCTCATTTGCTTTACTGTTGGCATTATCAAGACGTTCTTTGGCTTTCAGGCGTGCATCGCGAGCGTCTTTGGTGATTGCTATAGCTTCGCTATTAGCGTTGCTTATTGTTATCTGAGCTTGATAACTTGCTTCGTTTACTGTCTTAGCTGCCTTTATTTGGGCTTCTTCTATTTTTTGCCTAGCTATTGAGTCTGCATTTTTTATCTTATTCTCTGCCTCCATCACTGCGCTGTGCAATTCTTCGTATTGCCATAATGGTGCTGCTCGCCCTTCAAGCTCTGATAGATCTCGTGCAGTCTGTGCTAACTTTTCTTGATTTTCACTCAGTTGGCTGGAAAGGGCTATGTTGTTAGCCGTCAGGTTATCTATGGCGGCTTTGTGTTCTTTACTTTGCTTAAATAATATTATAGCTAGAACAGGGGCGAGAAATGCTAATAAGAATATAACGATGGAAAATGAATTCATTTTTAAATCCTTTTACTATATCAATTTGAAACTATTGTACTTCTTATACAAGCAACCACTTCAATATCAGAAAATGCACATTCAAAGCTATTCTCTGTAGTTGTAATTTTAATCATACCTTTTGGAAGCTTTGTGATTTTTCGAATGGAATAGGTTCCGTCGATGTTGATTAACCAGTGTCCATCAAGTACTTCAGAAAATTTTTGATCACAAATGTATGTGACAAGCCCATCCTGAATAACAATTGGTGATGAAAGATTTGCAGGAAGAAATGATGAATCGAATACATATGAACCATCTTCAATCATTTTGCCTGCGGTAAGGCGAAACTTGGGAAGCTCTTCTGTGGCTACTGTCAGCGAGCTTTGCTTAAGTCCTTGCCCGGTGGTTAACCATTTCAGTGAGGTTCCTGTTTCAAGAGCACATTGGATTATCCAGTCTGCAGGAAACGTATCCCGCAAATACCTGTTCGCCAGAGTGCTTTTTGATACTTCCAAGTGATCAGCTAAAGCCTGTCGTGTCGTAAAGCCATAAGCTTCGACTAATCGCTCAATCGCAGCCTTACCACCTTTATTGGGATTTATTTTGATCTCACTTGGGTACTTTGATGTTGACATATCTCTTTTGCGATCCTAGTATCAGTTTTGTCCCCATTTGGGTACTTGTCACGATTACTACAGGCTCACCACAAGCCAATAGGAGATGTTGCATCATGACCCCTAACATTTCAATAACTCTGAATACGCCACATGTCACAATTGAGCGTTATAGCGAACTTACTGGTCTTTCAATCGACACAATTAACGATATGCTGGCTGACGGTCGCATCCCTCGGCATCGCCTTCGGAAAGACAAGAAAAGAGAAAAGGTGATGATCAACCTTGCTGCTCTTACCGTTGATGCACTTACTGATTGCAATGTTGTATTCAACTAGTTCCATTTTGGGATACATCAGGGGTGTCGACCATGTTTGATTACCAAGTTTCCAAACATCCACATTTTGATGAAGCCTGTCGTGCATTCGCATTGCGCCACAACCTGGTGCAACTGGCAGAACGTGCTGGCATGAATGTGCAGATTCTGCGGAACAAGCTGAACCCATCTCAACCTCATTTATTAACCGCACCAGAAATCTGGCTGCTTACCGATCTGACTGAAGATTCAACGCTGGTAGATGGTTTTCTGGCACAGATTCACTGCCTGCCATGTGTACCGATTAATGAGGTTGCAAAAGAGAAACTGCCGCATTACGTCATGAGCGCAACTGCAGAGATCGGACGTGTTGCAGCAGGTGCGGTATCTGGTGATGTAAAAACTAGTGCCGGTCGTCGTGATGCTATCAGCAGCATTAACTCTGTAACACGACTGATGGCGCTGGCTGCTGTTTCATTGCAGGCCCGTTTACAGGCTAATCCTGCGATGGCGAGTGCAGTTGATACCGTGACTGGCCTCGGTGCTTCATTCGGTTTGCTGTGAGGTGCTTATGCTGACGAAAGAACCATCATTTGCATCGCTGCTGGTAAAACAAAGCCCGGCAATGCACTACGGTCACGGCTGGATCATGGGTGAGGATGGTAAACGCTGGCATCCGTGCCGTTCACAAGATGAATTGCTGGCAGAACTATCTACGAAAAAACGGGGGAACAAATGGCTATTGAAGGCGCTGCGGCGACTGTTCCATTAAGCCCCGGTGAACGCCTGAATGGACTTAATCACATTGCGGAATTAAGGGCGAAAGTATTTGGCCTGAATATTGAGTCAGAGCTTGAGCGGTTTATTAAAGATATGCGTGATCCACGGGATATCAATAATGAACAAAATAAACGAGCACTGGCTGCCATATTCTTTATGGCAAAAATTCCAGCTGAACGTCATAGCATCAGCATTAATGAGCTGACCACTGACGAAAAGCGGGAGTTGATTAAAGCAATGAATCATTTTCGTGCAGTGGTGAGCTTATTTCCCAGACGGCTAACCATGCCGAATTAACCAACTAATGAAATTAATGGCGTAAACCCGCCGGGTATCCCTTTATCTAAATTCAGGAGAATTGATTATGCGTAATATTGAAACTCTCACGACTAAAACCGGACCGGATGATGCAGGGCTTAATATTTTACTGACAGAGGCTCGTCTGGAAGAACGCCGGGCAAGGGCTGAAGCAATGGCAGCTCGCCTTGATAGCCTGGCGTGTCATATCACATCCCGCCAGCTAAACCACGTCGAAGCAGCAGAACTGCTGCGTGTAACTGCTGAAGCAATCCAGAACGAAGCGCAGGAGATCCACTAATGGCTGATGCAATGGATCTCGTACAGCAGCGCGTTGAAGAAGAACGCCAGCGCCATATCCGTGCTGCCCGTGCCAAAACGCCGGGCGTGTCCCGCGTGCTTTGCATTGAGTGTGAAGCGCCAATTCCGCCAGCACGCCGCCGTGCCATTCCGGGTGTGCAGCTTTGCATTACCTGTCAGGAAATCGCAGAGCTGAAAGGCAAACATTACAACGGAGGTGCTGTATGACAAGGGCAGTGCGTATCCATCAATTAAAAATTGCACCTAAGTATTTCAACGCTGTGGTTGCAGGTCAAAAGACGGCTGAACTTCGTAAAGACGATCGTGGCTATAAAGTTGGTGATGTTCTTTCTCTTTGCGAATGGAAGCATGGCGTATTTACGGGTAGGGAATGGGCCGCTGTTATCTCTCATGTGCTTCCGGTTAATGACGTCATGGCAGTTTCAGAACAATGGGTGATGCTATCAATTCGCCCATTAACCCCATTAGAAGCTTTAGGATATGTTATTGCAGGAGGTGCTGTATGAGCACCATCCTGAAATGGGCGGGAAATAAAACCGCCATTATGTCCGAACTGAAAAAACACCTTCCTGCTGGCCCGCGACTGGTTGAACCTTTCGCGGGTTCCTGTGCTGTGATGATGGCGACGGATTACCCCAGCTATCTGGTTGCGGATATTAATCCTGATTTAATCAACCTCTATAAAAAGATTGCCGCTGATTGCGAGGCGTTTATATCTCGCGCCAGAGTTTTATTTGAGATCGCAAACAGGGAGGTGGCTTATTACAACATAAGGCAGGAGTTTAATTACTCAACTGAAATTACTGATTTCATGAAAGCGGTATATTTCCTGTATCTCAATCGTCATGGTTACCGTGGGTTATGTCGCTATAACAAGAGCGGGCATTTCAACATTCCCTACGGGAATTATAAAAATCCGTATTTCCCTGAAAAAGAAATTCGCAAATTTGCAGAAAAAGCCCAGCGAGCAACGTTTATCTGCGCCAGCTTTGATGAAACGCTGGCGATGCTGCAGGTGGGGGATGTGGTGTATTGCGATCCGCCTTATGACGGTACGTTTTCCGGCTATCACACTGACGGCTTCACTGAAGATGACCAGTATCACCTGGCATCTGTTCTTGAATATCGATCATCAGAAGGTCATCCAGTCATTGTTTCTAACAGTGACACATCCCTGATCCGTTCGCTGTATCGCAATTTCACTCACCACTACATCAAGGCAAAACGCAGCATCGGCGTGTCGGCTGGCGAGAGTAAATCTGCAACAGAAATCATTGCTGTTTCCGGGGCGCGCTGCTGGGTGGGATTTGATCCTTCGCGTGGCGTGGATAGTTCTGCTGTGTACGAGGTGCGTGTATGAGTCATGCCGATATGAGCGACTCTAGCGGCTTTAACGAGGCCGCTGCAGCATTTTCATGGAACGGCCCGAAAAAGGCCATAAACCCTTATCTGGACCCGGCGGAAGTTGCGCCGGTTTCTGCGCTTTCAAACCTGATCACTCTGTATGCTGCCGATAACGAGCAGGAACAGCTGCGCCGCGAGGAATTGAGTGAACAGGTCTGGGAGCGTTATTTCTTTAATGAATCCCGTGATCCTGTCCAGCGCGAAATGGAGCAGGATAAGCTCATTAGTCGGGCAAAGCTGGCGCATGAGCAGCAGCGTTTTAACCCGGACATGGTCATTCTGGCGGACGTCAGCGCCCAGCCCACCCATATCAGCAAGCCGCTGATGCAACGTATCGAATACTTCAGCAGCCTGGGCAGGCCAAAGGCTTATTCCCGCTATTTGCGTGAGACGATTAAGCCATGTCTGGAGCGACTGGATTGTGTA